TCTGAGATTGCTTGATGCACAATTTTATCTAAAAGATTTAACTGCTTTTGGTTTACCTCTATTTTCATATTGATCTCCTTACTGTTGAAAGTTTAAAATCCATCCCTCTTTAGTCTTTGTGTCTACTTGCAGATCTAATAGGATTGGATAGGCATTGTTAAATTCAAAAACAAAATTTAAAATGTAAGTATCAAGACCTTTAGAATTTAAATGACCTTTTGTTTTATGATACTTGAAATCTATATTTTTAAAATCAGCAGATATCATTTTAATAACTGCTTTGTAATTTCTCATGCCAATGTTTCCCTTAGCGAAATTTTCTGTAGCATTTATTAAATGACCTACATTCTTTTTCCATATGCTTTGATTTTTCATATTGATCTCCATTTAGTTATTTATTCTAGGACAAGGAGCAGTAAATACTGCTCAATGTTTCGACCTCTTTAGGTCTCGTCAGCTAGACTATCTTCAAAATGCTTGGCTATTTCTTTGAACTTTTTAACACCATCATAATCACTAGTGGTAAGCAAACTTAATCCCGCAATGCCATCTGTCTCATAATGAAGAGTAGATACTTTCAAATCTTTCTGCTTGATATGAGCATACCAAGTTATGTCTCCAATTTTCTTTTCAGCAATTTTGAAAAATTTTAAATCAACTAATGTCTTCATATTGAACTCCATAAAAAAATTAACTGTTTCATGCTTTCGCAATCGTCAGACCAAGCACACACTTGATTACAGTCTAGGACAAGGAGGCAAGAACTTGCCTCCACTATCGTTGTTTGATCAGCCGTACAGATTTCTAATATGTCTCAAAAATCGTAGACTATCCGTAAATTCTCTAAATAGCCTCATCCTCAAATCTTGGCTGATCTTTTTTATCGTCTGACGAGGCTCTAGGTCGTTCAGGAAGAGGGGCTGTTTACCTCTATCGCCGTTTTGCCAAATGGGGGCTGTAGTCTCACTAACTAATATAATACCAAAGTAAATAAATACAAGCCCAAATATGTAAAAATATGTAAATAAATGTAAATGATATCTGTAACTATTGGTGACACTCAAAAAATAATTTTATTAACTTATAGCTAAAAGTTAAAATTAACTTTTGTGAAAGTGAAAATATAAATAGCCTGTTCTAAATCTCGCACACAGGCGGAAATTAGAACAACCGCTGATATTTTGTAATCTTTTTTTATAGTGTCCTCTGTAACGTAGAGTGGAAGCCAAAAATGACGAAACAAAGTTTTTTGATAGATCATACCTTAGAACACCTTTTGTCTCTGTATGGGCTTATATGGGCGATTAAACACTATTTCACGAAATGAGAAACATTTACACCAAGTAAATCAGGTGTTAATTTCTGATAGTGCAATAAAAAATTATATGAAAGTAAAATCATGGCAAAAAAACCTGACGACAAAAAACCTAAATTAAAATTGGTAAGTGACAATAAAAGTAAAAACGAAAATAAAAAAGTTGGATATAATCCCGATGATAAGATAACCGCAAAAGCTGAAAATTTTCTTCAGGGCGTAGCATCAGGTAAAACATTATTGCAGTCATACAAGGATAGTTATGAAGTGAAACCTACAACAAGCGATAAAGTTATAAGTATCAATGCATCTAGATTATTCCATAGCACTAAGATGACACTAAGATATAAAGCAATTCTCAGGAGTATTGAAGAGCAGAACTTGACGAGAGCGATCAGGCGGGAAGAATACGTTTTAAAAAAACTAACTGAAGAAATAGAACAAGGCGACCAAGCAAGTAACAGAATTAAAGCGTTGCAACTTTTAGGATCAACAATCAATATGTTTGGTCAAAAGTTAGAGGTCGAGAATAAACAAACTGAAAAGACAAGCGAAGAGATTACAGAGGAATTAAAAGATAAATTGTCTAAACTTTTAGCTGATTAAAAGTTAGCTATTTTTGTTGCTATTTTCGAGTTCTATTAGTTAATCTTAACTTCTAGCTACCCCACCCTACCCCTACACCCCCGTGTCGTACACCGCACCTACACGCGCATGTAGTTGATTTTGCACATTCAAATTAAAAATTTTGTCAAGAGGGGGTCACCCCTAAAGATTTTCACATATTTCTACACCCCACCTACCCATATATGTAAAAATTTGTAAAAAAGTAAAAAAAAATTACTTTAGGGCTTCCCTACTAGTTATAACTAGTATATATATATGTTTATACTAGTATAACTTACTAGTTATAACTAGTAGTACTGTTATAACTAGTTGGAAAATGAATTTGTCAAATAACATTATAAAACTAGACAACTACCGAAAAGATAAAACTGGGATGGATTACTTTGATCCTGCCCCTGATTTATTAGATACAGTTGTTATTGGATGGCAGGAAGGCGAAGACGGAGAACGAAACCTTCACATAGTTTCCAATGTTGATTCTCCTGAGTGTCTTTGGATGATTGACTTAGCTAAAAAAATAGTTGAAGGTATACCACCTGAGATTATTGAGAATGACAATGAATGACTTATCATCAATTTTAAAAACAGCATCTAAGAAATTAGATAGGTTTCCTCCAGATAAACAAAAAGAAATACTTGCTCTCGTAGAAGAGTTAGAAGATATACAAGAAAAAGAAAAAGCAAGGAAAGAGTTTCTTCCTTTTGTTCGTGCTATGTGGCCCAGCTTTATACATGGCAAACACCATGAGATAATGGCCGAGGCATTTGAAAGAGTGGCTAATGGTAAGTTAAAAAGATTAATTATCAATATGCCACCCCGTCACACTAAATCAGAATTTGCCAGTTATTTGTTTCCTGCTTGGTTCTTAGGAATGTATCCTGAGAAAAAAGTTATTCAAACAGCACACACCGCAGAGCTATCTGTTGGCTTTGGTCGTAAAGTTCGTAATCTGATACAGAACGAAGACTTCCAAAACATATTCCCCGGCATAGAACTGTCTACAGACAGTAAGGCGGCAGGAAGATGGAACACAAATAAGCGTGGTGATTACTTCGCGATAGGTGTTGGGGGTGCCGTGACAGGAAAAGGTGCCGATATTTTAATAATTGATGACCCACACTCCGA